TGAGTGCCGTAATGTTTCCTCGAACGATGCTTAAAGCTGCAAGCCCATTCACGCTAACTGTTGCGGCTCCGGTGTTTGATTGATGAGCAAGGAAAGAAACAACCATCCCATTTAGGTCGGAAGAAGAACTTATGTTGGGGGCGATTGTCAGATTGTAGGTATTAGCTGCCCCGGTCGAAGAGCCCGCATAAAGAGAGGAATCGTTGTCAATTCCAAAGAACAGGTTGTCGTAAGTGTACTTTGTAACGTCCGCAGAGTCTTTAATGACAAACTTGTAGGCGCCATCCGCATAAGCTTGCCCCGTACCATCCGCTCCAAGAATAAAAGGATTCGCAGTCGTCGATGACTTCTCTTGGTTTGTGTAAAGAGAGCGAGGCGTAAGAGTGCCCGCGTCATAAGTATAGACCTTCCCCGAAGCAAGGGGCTGATCCGTGGACGCATTGCGAACGCCGTTCAAAAGAAACTCAACCACTCGTGCTCGTGCCATTGCTAGATTGCCCCGTCGACAAATTCATCATCGCCACGCTCCCGGTCTGAGCGTTTTGCGTCCACAAAATATCTATCAGCCATGCCCCGGAGATGGTCCCGGTCTTCAGCCGGAAGCTTATAATCCTCAGCCAAGTAGGCCGCGAGTTCGTAAATAAGAGGAAGCTGGAATCGAGAGGGAAAGTCTCCGGCGCCGCCTGCTGTGTCCCAGTCTTGAAGCTTGCAAATGCAGAGGATGTTAAGAGTTCGGTCCTGACTTGGAACGGGCCAGACGGTAATAGTTGGAGCAGTTACGCCCTTAGGACTTGTTACGCCAACAAACACGGGGTCCCCCGTGCTGTCCTTGTCCGCAATATCAAAATACTGACGGCGAGAAATGACCTTCAGGGGGACATCGTTCGAGCCGTCATCGTAAGAAGCTTTATCAATCGCAATGACTGCGGGGTCACCCGAAGCCGTATAGTCCTTGGTCCCAGCGATAAGAGAGACCGTGAGTTCCTCAAGGCGCCAAAGGTAGAGGTGGCGCGTCTGGAGGAATTTAACAATTTCGTTCAAGGCAAGACGGCCCTCTTCAAGCTGGGAGGCGGTAAGCGCGGCCCCTTCGGCCTGAATGCCAGCCTTTCGAAATGCAGCCTCGATGAGCTGATTGCGGGTAATCGCAAAGTCGAAGTCGGTCGTTGCCATAGGTGGTGTAAAAAGGGGGCGGGCTTTTTAGGGCCCACCCCGTTAGGTTACGGATTGGTTGTGTAGGTTACAACGAGCTTGATAACACTACCCGCCGTAATCGTCGTGAAGGTCGCGAGCGTTAGGTCGATAGTGTCGTCCGCTGCGTAAACATAACCACCCGAGCCCGCAACATCCATCCGGTGGATAAACGCTGCCGTGGTTGACTTCGCAGACATGAACCGAGCCGCCGTAGTTCCGTCTCCAACGCTTGTCGTCGAAGTACTTGCGATACCGCCGGAGCCGCTGAAGATGATGTCAATAATTGTAGCGCCAGCCGGAATCTTGACCATCTGAATAACGTCCGCCGCCGCAAGGCCGGAAGCCGGGATGGTGTAAGTACCAACCGCCGTAATAACACCAAGGTCGCTCTTCGCAGGCAGGATGCTTCCTGCTGTGATGGAGGCTTTATCTGAGTAAAAAGTAGGCATAGAAAAATCCTTAAAGAAAGCAAAGAAGGAGGAGGGTTTCCCCTCCCCCTATTCGGTTAGAGGCCAGAGACGTTAGTTCTTGAGAGGTAGACTCCGAGTGAGCCGTAGTCCAAAGAATTAAATACGCTCTTAGCAACGCCGCAGATCATGTTCATGGCGAAGCCTTTTTGATTCTTGTAATCAAACTCTTCCTCAACCATGAAAGGTCTCTCGCCCCATGCCCATGCCGCGGACTGAGCGCCAAGGAATGCGCACTTAGCCCAAGCTACGGTAGAGCCACCACCATCGGTCGCGATTGCACAGTTCTCATGAGCACGGATGATCACGCCTCTCCAGTAAGCCTTCGCCCCGACAAAGAGAGGATTGCTCTTCCCACGCTCGGCAGCTTCACGCTGAGCCGCAACGAAGGTTGAATCACTCTCAAGGTCATACAGACAATCGGGGTGAACCAAGAGGACATAAGCCTCCTCGCCACCACCAAGCTGAATTGGCCGAATCGGAATATAGGTACGGTTGCCTCCGGTACGAGCCCAAGTCTTGAGCGCGTTGATAAGGTCAGGATTCAAGAGTGAGTTGGTCGCATGAAGGCCAGCCTTAGCCGTAGCCGCAGATCCCGCACTTACAACGCCAGAGGTGTTGCGATAGAACACCTTTGAGGGGGTAATCGCAGAAGCTGCGCTAAGTCCAAGTGCATCAAACACAAGGCCGTCACGCTTTTCCTTCATCCAGTCCTTAAGAGCCATACGGGCCTCGTCAGACACATCGAACATTGCACGTTGGCGAGTAAGAGCTCCGTCGTCACGAACGGCTTCACGGTAGAGCTCAAGGCTCACGGTAAAGTCGTAGGTCGTTAGGCTCTGTTCATTCCCTTGGAGTTCGGTGCTTCCCGTTACCCCACTACCCGTGAGACGCTGACGAAGACCAAAGGTAATTCTATCACCCTTAGACTTCTCAAGCTCCGTCTTAACCTGAATGCAAGCATTCGGTCCGGTCCCCATGATGGGCTCGAAGAAAGATTCTTTAGCCGCATCGCGAAAAAGTTGCTCTTCCCAAACCTTGCGGGTAAGGGCGTTGCCAGTCGCAAAACTTGTCTTTGCCATTTATATAAAAGTTCCTAACTCTGAGATTTTAAAAATTCACTTAACTCAGCGTCGGACCACTTGGTTATGTCAGCGTCTTTTCCTGATCTGCGGGACGAGGATGCGCCTGCGGAACCTGTTATCTGCGGACTTGAGCGAAGGGCCTTATCTACGCTACGAAGAACTTGCTCGGGCTTGCCTTTTGACTTCTCAAGTTCGCCTTGCAACTTCTGTACGTAGGAAACGAGACTCTTTGCAGTCTTTCTCCACTTTGCAGCTTCAAATAAATACACGGCCTCTAGTGGTCCTGCGGCTCTAGCTGGGTCGCGCCTGAAATTCTCGATCGTTCCCGAATCAACTCGGTGCTCTCGAAGAATCTCAACGGCGTCGTCGATATGAACCTGTTGGGGGTCCACAAAGCGACGGACCGTGCCATGCCACTGGTCTAGGTACTGCGTCTGCTGCTGCTCAGTTTCGATCGCTTCAAGCTCTTTCTGATTCTCCCTTAGCTGGATAACGGCTTCCGCCGCATGAGCTGGAGACTCGAAGGAGTCTTCTGATATCAGTTTCTTGAGGTACGCATTCGCCTCCGCGAGTTCACGACGACTCTGACCTAGCTCGTTGTTCCTTCGCTGAATGAACGCTTCTTTTTGCTCAAGAGCTGTGCGCTGCTCTAAAAGCTGTCTTTGAATCGCCTCGACTTCCGCTCGTGTGTATGTTTCCTGAACTGCGTGCTTGGGGTCGTCCGCTACTTGCGGTTCCGGCTCGGATTCAGTCGTCGGCTCGTCTTCGGATTCGTCAACATCTTCGCCATCTGGCTCAGCGTCTAGGTTTTTAGCCTCGGCGTCTTTGAGGTAGTCGGCGATTTCGCTGTCATCAGCGTCCTCGACCCGCACAAGTTCAACCTCAGTCTGAGTCGTCCCAGTGTTTTCAGGCGTTGTTGATGTTGGTTCTGTAGATTCCATTTGTTCTCCGCTATCGGCCCCCGTTAAGGGGTCACCCCGCATAGCCTCTAAGCTGAGGGTGAGAACAAACGGCTTTACCCGTAAGGCTAGCGCCTACGTTGGAGCATGAAGAGAAGAACGGCTTCCTCGTCTGAGGCGTAAACCTCAAGTTGGCGAGATATGATGGAAAGTAGGTTAAGGAGCTCGGGGTCGGGACCTTCTAGAGCAAGGAGCGCCCCATCGGGAACCATAACAACGGACCGAAGAATAAGGTTGATGCGGTCAATTAGGTCCTTAGAGTTCAGGAGGGCCGAGGTGGCGCTCGGTAAGTCTGCGGATTTTACGTTCTTTACCGCAGAGTCCAGCCAGGTCGTCCAGTCGGAAGCGACCGGGGCTTGGGTATCCTTCTTCTTTAGAGAGTGCTTTGACTTGGCCTTGACTACAGGCTTCGGGATCTTAAAGACAACCGTGTCCCGCTTCCGCCGAGCACCACCCGTACTGCCATTTCGGCGCCATCGGTAGGGTCTAAGAAGGAGGAGAAGGCTCATCTAATAGTCCCAGCCAGTCCTTTTATCTGCTGAATAGCCTCAAGTGTCTGCCCTTCCAAGCTTCCAAGAAGCGCCACAAACTGCCCGAATTCTGCGCCCCTAAAGTAAAGAGACTCGTAATACCTAGGCACGAAAGCACCATCCACAGTGTTACCGTAAGCTAGGCATATGTGCGCGTGCGCGTCCTCTTGACTCCACTCAGATCGGGGCAGCGCCACAACATTGATCATCGCTATCCGCACTTCCGTTACTTGCGCTTGGTCCAGTTCCAACGTTGCCATGACTTGCCTCTTCTAAAATCCTATGCGTTGCTCGTGCCGTGTTATCCCAGCTAAATATCTTTGCAGTGATTAAGCCGTTCTCAATTCGATGTCGTGTCGCCTCGGGCCAATCAAGAGCATAGTTCACTACGTACTTAATATGATCCGAAGAGTGTTCGCACTTCCACGAATTGCTATCGTCGCAAAACTCCGCAAGCCCATCGACTCTTGTGGTAATTAAGGGAATGCCCCTTGCGAGAGCCTCTAAAGCCACTATGCCAAACGGCTCTTGGTTACTCGGCATCACAACAAAGCTTGCGTTCTGATACGCGCTATCACGCCGCGACCGGGGGACGTGCCCAAGGTATCTGAAGTTCGGGAGTTTCTCGGCTGCTCTAATACGTTTCATCGCGTCTGTCTTCTCGGCTTCCTCTTGAGGAATTGCGGCTATCTGCCCAGCTACGGACACGCGAAAAGCAGGGTCGCGCTCTGCTATCTCAACCACATGCTCCCAGCCTTTCTGCGGGTCTATGCGCCCCATGAACAAAATGCTGCGTTCTGGCTTCCACTCAACCTGCCTCGCTGCTTCTACCCCGTTATAAACAACATCAATGGGCCTCTCGCACCCCATGTGCATCTTGGCGTAAGTCGCCATCGAGCGAGACACACAAATCACGCGGTCAGCTTCAAGCAATGCAATCTGCTCGTAAGTAGGAGGTACCAAAGTTTGGTCATTTGCCGGGCGATTCTGCGCGGCCATCATCTCATGCTGAAATAGATGGAAGTGCGCGACCCAAGGAATGCCGGTAATCTTCCGCAAGTTGCGGGCAATCATCTGCATATCCCAGTCATGCGCATGAATCACGTCAGGCGTCCAACGCTTGATAATATCGAGGCAGTGGATTAGGTACGCTTCTGAATTAACCAACAAGTTAGTAGGGAAACCGGGGTCAAAATCATAGCCGCACGTGCTCTTAGGAACGGTCACAGTCCAAGTGGGGTTTTGGTCCCACGTAAGGTCAGAGCATACGTGATGCACGTTGCGGAACCGCTTATTCAGCTGCAGAACGCACTCGCCGCGCCCGCCCATAATGCGGTCAGACTCCACGCACAAGGATAATATTCTGGTCATGGATAAGCCGTCCCCATTATGCGGCACGCAAGCGTAGTTGCTCCAGCAGTGGTGTTGAGAAACTCAAAAACTACGGTTCCTGCTGCGTTGTCAATGTACGCTTTAACTAGCCTCACGGTGCTCCCGCCATAAATCGTATCGGAGCTAATTGAAGCGCGAGAATCGTCCATTATACTTGGGTATGCAGCCACTGAAACGCCGCCGCTCCTCCCAGTCGAGGAGGTAGGCCGAGCCTTGAAGTGATTTCCTTGATACCCCGACGATCCGGCGATTGCCGTTGCGGTGGAAATAACTCCATTTGCCGCGCTCGCAAAAATTGGAATCGCAATCGTGTACAAAACAGTAGCGCTGCCTGCGATTGCCTGCGAAACAGTTGCAGAAAAGTCATATGCGCGGGGGAACCACCCGATTGAATTACTGCTCATGTGTAATAGACGAAGGTTACCCCGTCCCCGCTAACAGTTGAGTCAAGATAAATATCGTTGGCGTCGTCAATCTCAAGGCTATATGGCTGCCCAGCAGAAAGCGGGATACCTTCACGAGTGGCAAGCGTTGCAATACAGCCAGAACCGCCGACGACTATCGTGCCGGTGTTATCCGTCTCTGCTACGAGATCCACTTTCTTACAAGGCGTTGATGAGGCTACGAGCTGCACCCGAGTCCCCGCAGTAGTGACAACTTTGCGCCCGGAAACAATGCCGGTAATATCGTGGCCGACACGGCCAACAATTGCAGAGCCTGTGGTTAGTGCCGGGAGAGATGCAATTGATACCGCCTGCGTGCCGCTTGGGATGTTCCTAACCAGTAACGCCGGATCGGTCGCGGATGGTGCCGACTCTGTTACAAGCGCCGCTATTGAGTCGCCACCGATTGCAAGCTTAGGCCCTTGAACGAAACTTCTTGTTACTAGACCTGCAAGCCCTGCTCCGCTAGCTACTGTGCTCGAAGTACTTATCGAGTTGAGGCGAGTTTGTAGTTGGGAGGTTTCGCTATATGCGTAAAGACCAGCTGAAGGGATACCATCCTCCGACGCGGGCCAAGCAGCCCAAGCAGGATTACCCTCGAAAGGAGCAGCTTTAAGAACACCGATTCCCGTGAACTGCCCTTGGCTTGTTTCGGTGCCGGCCTTGGCCGTGTCCTGCTCAGTCGCGAGCACTACAGGAATGCTTGAAGCTTCCGCCTTTTGACCAAGTGACGTGGCTACGCCGCCAACCTGCGTGAGGTTCACGTCCTGCGTGCCGGAGGGCGTGATAGTCCAGCTCGTGACCTCGTTACCGCTGCCGTCGTAAAGTATCATCTTCTGATACTCCTCGCCGCCAATGGTCTTGGTCGCGGGAATGTAATCAGGGTTAGATGAGTTTGGCCCGTTGGATATTGTGGGACTCATTATGCCTCTGGCACGTCATCAATTCGAATTTGCGCATTGCCATTCGGGTCGCGGACGATGCTTCCGACGCTCGCGGACGGCTTAGCTAAGTAATTGTTGACAACGACAGGCGGAGGTTGAAGCTTCTGAATCGCTTGCACCATTTGCTCGGTCATCATCATCATGCGGTCCTCGCGCTCGGCCTTGTCCGACTCTGCGAGCAAGACTTCTGGAGAAAGGGCCTGACCCCCCAAACCTATTTCTGGGGAGTAAGAGGAAGGAGCGGTATCAAAACCAGAGGGGTCAGGCGAAACTTGAGGAGGCATTGCTCCCATTGACGGATCCATCGGCATCCCTTGCGGAGCTTGAGGGGCTTGCATCGCGGCTTGCTCAGGGGCAGGCATGTCGCCCATTCCAGAACCTTCCGCGACTCCGCCGCCCGTCATCATCTGCTGAACTCGGGGAGTGTATATCCCCTTAGCCGCAAGAGTCTTCTCTACTTCGGCGTCAGCCATCGCTTGAGTGCCCTGAGCATCAGCCTCAACCTGAGCAGATATTGCGTCGAGCATCTTCTTGCGGGTTGCTTCTGGAATATCAGGAGCCGTCTCAATAAGAACTTCAGGAGGAATGCCAACACCCTTACCATAGAGCTCCACAAGTACACCGAAGAGAGCCGCCTGAGAGGTTGGGCTCCAAGCAGATTCAACAACCGCAACATCGTACTCGCCGATGTCTGCTGTTTCGAGCATCGTGATAATTTCTTGGTCCGTGAAGGAGTCGAGAGCTTGGTCGCCAAGCATGACCTCTTCCCGAACGGACCGGTTCTTAAGAATGCGAAGAATGCGCTGAGGGGAGTAATACTTGCGAATCATCGAGAGGAGGAGGCGCCCGAGCTTGCGTTTCGCAAAGGAGAGGTTTTGAAAGACTTGCTCGTGACCAAGCATCTTCTGCTGCTGCCGCTGATGAATAGCTGCGCCTGAAGTGTTCGCCCCTGCGTCTTCAACGGACGTGTCGAGGAAGAGCGAAATCGTATTCGCTTCCATGTCGATAAGGTTCGCAATCTCGGAAGGGAACTTCGAGCCCTCGGTCTTTGATGGCTGCCGAGTAACGTCGTTAAGCGTAACAACGAAGCCAGGCTTGTTTGCGTTCTTCTCGAACTTAGCCTTCTCGCCTTCAGGGAAGAGAGTGTCGTCGATGAACCAACCGTAAGAGGACATCATGTTTCCGATGTCGACGGTCTGGCTTCGCCTGTAATTAACCTCGCGCTGAGAGTCTTTAATTGCCTCAATCTTTCCGTAGAAACGATTGCCGCGTTTCTCACAGTATACGGGTACAACAAAGAAGTCATCAGTCGGAAGGTCGGCTGGGTCCTCGTCAGAAAGAACCTTGGAGCCCGCAACTTTCGTTATGCGAATCTTTGGGATGTTCCGCTCGACAACAACGAAACCCGGAATGGTACGGACCATCTCGATGTCTTTATCGTTCCAGCGCTCGGCTTTATGGAAGAACTCGTCCGCAACATTAGCAAGTACGGAGACGGGTTTGTAGATTCGACGCCAACACTCAATGACTCGGTACTCTTTCCGCGCAATGTCTACAAGAACTTCGCCGCCTAACATTATCTGAGTACGGTTCTCACTTCGACCATACTGGTCATTCGCGTAGTTCTTGTGTGGAGATGCGTCTTCCGTGAGGAACGTATCGTGATTAATCTCTATCTCTTCTGCGACCTTCGGCCAGAATTGTTTCAGCTTCATCATGCTGTACATCTGGTCTTTAATGAGAACTTCGCAGTCGCTTAGGTCTTCCTTCTCGTGTTCGCCAAAAGTCGCACGCATCCAAGGGAGTTTCTCGACCTTGATGTCGCCTTCAAGGGAGCTGTCAAAATTGACGGAGAGGGTGAAGTTCCCGCGCCCAACAATGCAGGCGTCCTTAAAAACCTTCCCCTCTTCGCGGTCGTAGTAGCATTGTTCAAGTACGTGCTTAGCAACGGCGGAGTATGCGTCGGCAACTCGGCCATCGCCCTCGCCAACGGGTGCGTATTTAATGTCTGAGCGCTGACGGGCCTGAGCTCCGCAGAGTTTGTTGACGTAATGCTGAGCGTAGTTGAGAACAAGACATGCGCGGTTGTTAGCTTCACGCTGAAGCTTCTTCTCGGCAGGCCATTGCTCCCCGTCAAAGAAGTCATCGGCCTCAATGCCTTTCCGAAAAGAGTCGGCCTCAAGCTCTCGGCAGTCGCGGAAAATAGAGTGGACCTCGGAGACAATATCGTCGTCGAGTTGCTTCTTCGGCTGAGCCTTAAGCTGAACTTCCTCAAGGACGTGCTCGTGACCATCTTCGGGGTCAGGCGCAATTACCCAGCCTTCAGGGACTTCGGGCATCCCTTGGTCCAGAGGCATCCCAGTCATCGGGTCAATCTGCGGCTCGACGGGAGGTTGGTAAGGTTGCCAGATTACTTCGTGGACATGACCGTCTCGCGCTTGAGACATGGCGCCAATGCCCTTCTCCTCGTTGAGGTAAACGATATGGTAGTGAGCTCCACGGCCAACTCCGATCGAGTCGGTGCGCTTAAATATCTTTGGGCCTTGCATCTTCGTTAATCTCGAAAGCGGTGACTAGAGAGCTGCGGCCTTCGCCGAGAGTCTCGGTGCGAACGTGAAGAATCTTCAGGCGGTCGGAAAGAATCCCCTCGGACTTAGCCATCGTTGTAAAAGCGGAGAGAAGAGCGGACACAGCAGCACCAACGGAGTCAGGAGATGAGTCAAATGCAACTTGGTGCTTAAGAATCATACGAGGATCCACCCATCGGAAGTTTGGTCTCGGTCTCGGACGTACGCAGGGATTCGAGGCTTAGCTGGTTCGCTATCAGGAGGGCGAGCACCGAAGCGGTAATCGCGGAAAACGTCAAAAAGGTAAGCAAGAGCGTCCAAGCCATCGTCATGCCAATAAGGAAATTTACTCATCTCCAACCTAAGCCTCTCGATGTAGGCTTTCGGAATGGAAGATGAGATGTGGAGCTTGCCGTTGTTGAGGGGCCATTGAAGGTTTGAGAGGATACGCTCCTCTTTACTTCTTCCACCTGGCCTAAGTATGACTAAACTCCCACCTTCGACGGTGACACTCCGCCCTTTTGCTCGTAAGGCGTTCGCAACGTGAATCTCCATGCTCTGCATCGAGACTTTTTCAACGCCGAGCCTCAAGATTCGACCGTTTCGGAGGTAAACCTTGGTAACAATGTCCATTGCCTCTGCTTCTGCGAGGGGTTCAATGACGGCATCGAGTATGTAAATGTTGGAGGCGCCCAAGTCGTCGCGGAAAGGCTCAACCCCACAGACAAGAATACCCCAGGAGTCGCCCGTTCGGTCCTTTCGGTACCCGGCTGGGTCAATAACCATGAACTTGAAGAGGTTCTTTGGGATCTGGGAGGGCATGACCTCCTTGAGATAGGCGGAGTTGAGCTTCTCCTCACCGCGGGGGGTAGGGTCAAGGAGTTGTTGAGAGTAGAAGAACTGCTTGTTCGTGCGGAGCTCGGCTAGTTTCTTCTCGGGTAGGTAAACGGACTCACCATTTGGGGCACCGTCGACCGTCGCAGGCTTAAGGCGTAGATGGTAAACAGGAGTGCCGTCGTCAAGCTTCTTCTCCCGAAGGGCCTGAAGCAGACCGAAGTGATGGTAAGGAGTACCCGTCACCCCATGGGTCCCGTCAACCGTGCCAAGGTTCTGGCTCATGTCAAAGGACTCTTTGAGCTTGGTGATTACATCGGGGTTGTTGACGAAATCGTGAACTTCAATATCGTCGTAAAGGCGCCGCGAGAAATGGCTACCCGTCGGCATACCCTCAAGAAGTCCATGTCCAGAGATTGACGGCTCCGCCGCCGCAGTCGAACGCTTGATAACAAGCCCAACCTCCTCGCTCCACTTCGGGGATTCCTTCGCGGGGTTCTCATAGAAGATGTCCGGGAAGCAGGCCTTGAGAATCGCAGAGTCTTCAAGGACCCACTTGATTTGGCGCACAAACCTCTGAGCCGCGGGCTTTGAGTAGGAGAATAGGGCAATGCGCTCGTTCGGGTCGCGAAGAAGCCGGTGAATGGAGTCGGCTACGGTAATGATGGTTGATTTGCCGTGCTCACGGGCCCAGATGTCAAGTGTATTCGTTCGAGGTCCGTCTTGAACCTCCCAGCAGGCTTGAATCCAGAACTTGTGATAGGCAACCGGGACCCGAAGGCCAAAGTAGACAAGAGCCCAGAGGTCGTTAAGAAAGAGGTGCCGGTACTGCTCACGCTCCCAAGCCCCCTCGTCCACACCCTCGGGCGGGTTCATGATGGTCTCAAAGACCTCGTAGTAGTTGACCTTGTGCCTAACCCCAGGGATGCGGCTCCACTTGATGCCGTTAAGCTCAATCTCCGTACCCTCAAGGCGGTGAGGCTTCTGCGGGAACCAAGGCTTGGAAAAATCGTGTATCACTACCCCGAGGGTGAGATAGGAGTTGACTGCCCGTAAGTTTTATGACACCTATTGGTCATGTCCTTCTACGTCCCGGTCGTTAAAATCGGGGGCGCGCTTTGAGGCTTAATGCCGAACTGTCCAGCCGAAGGTTAGCGATGAATGCTCTTAAACGTCGCAGAATTAACAACACCAGAGCGAAGCGGTTAATGACCGATACCCAACGAAGCTTGTTGCAAGGTTAGTTGGTAGGCGTTGAATGCATCTTAGGATGTCGTAAAGGAGGGACAGCCCAACCCCCTCCAGGAAGCCGAAAGGGAGACTTTTCGGTCTCCGAGCGCGAGCAGTTATAAGTCTCGACCCTCCGAGTTGGCAGTTGCAACACCGAATACGGATACCGACTAGGACCGATGTTTGCGTTCGCTAAAGGCTATGACCTTTTTGTCAAACAGAAAGGTAACGTAGCCCTTAGTGTAACCAAAGCCGTGTCCGCTAGTCCCGATATGTAGGATCAAGTATATAGTCTATAGGTTCCGCTTTAGGGATCTTAGGGATTAGGGCCATGCCTCCAGTCAAAGGGATCGGGCCGCCACTTAAAAATATTCGCTAACTTCCGGGGTGTTTTATAACAAGAACGGTCGGACCCGCCGGAGACCCCTACCCCCACACCCCCCCCCCTACCCTTCAGCCTCACGCACGCACAGCCTCCTTCTAGTCTTCTTCTACATCGAAGACAAATGCAAGCCCCTTGCCTATCTCTCCCACAATCGAGCGTGGCAAGCCCTGCAATCGAGTGCATACCTAGATAAGTAGGGGAGATGCTTCACTTTCTACGATAATACTAATTATCGGTTGAGCCTTTTGGGGGCTCTTGAGGCTTTGTAAAGCTCTGTGTTTGGCTCTTGGTGTTCGCGGTTGATTGGTCGTTTATGAGGCGATTCGCATGAAAAACCTCCTTGAACCCATAGATCACGTCCTTCAACGCGCCGTCGTCAAGTTTGCCCGATATTGATTTTAACAGCCTCATCTCAATATTGCTAAACAACTGAGTCTTTGAAACTAAGTATGCGGGCACGTCTTCAAGCTTTGGAAAATACTCCTCAAATCTCTTAAGTGCGTATCTTACTTGGTATGCCTTACAACCGATAGCCTTAGCAGTGGCTTCATTGGATAGCCCAAGCATTTTGCCGTGTAAGGCTTGAGCCTCAAGGACCATGCGCGCAGTCTCCTTATCACTTTTTAGAGATTCAAACTCACGCTCTTTTTGGTCGTTTCGTGGCCGTCCGCCTTTCTTCTTTCGCTTAATACTTCCGGCGACCTGCAAACGTTGAGTTAATGTCCCTTTGAAATCGCCTGTTGTGGAGTGTCTGCCGGATTGTGCCTGATTCGATTCCCTTAAGGACTCGCTCCCGGAATTCGGTAGGGTCATAGTTGAGATGTCGACAGATCCACTCGAAGCTTCCAACGTGGTCGGCATCACTTCTGATCCACCACAAGTCTGCATCTCCCTCTCGGCTGGGATTAGTGACTCCCTTTGCGGCGGACTCGATTCCCCTATAGAGGCACCAAAACCAGAGTTCGTGTTCGGGTAGGCTTGTCTCACTTGGAGTTGTGTAGTTGTCTCCTTGGATCCCGTCGATAAACTCGTGCTCGGCTCGTTCCCAATCTTTTGGTGTGAGACTGAGCCCGCTTCGCCAGGGGATCTTTCTCCCGGTAAGGGTGAGATTGGTTGGGACTCGGTTCTTACTTCGCCACTCTCGCTCTTTAATGAGCTCTTTGAGTCGCCTAACGTGTCTGTCGGCGATAATTTGCGAGATTCGGTTCGCCCGCGCTCGGGGGTGGTCGTATTGTCTGGCAATTGTGCACCTGTTGTGTGCCGCCAGATACCGATTCTAGGCTAAATGCAACTTGGTTGCAATAAGAATCTACGCGGTTTTATCCTTGTTTCTCAAGGCTTTCTTAATCGACGCGGCATCTTTTCGGAGTAACTCCCAGAATTCGAGCACACTTAGTCCGCTAAGCTCTTGCGCATCTACAAGAACGTCAACCTTGACCGCTCGGGACGTTTTTTCAGCCACAAGGTAGCCTTGTTGGCTCAGGCCAAGCCTCTTTGCCATTCCATACGCGGTTAAGCCTAACTTTTTTCTGACCGTCTCAAGAGTTTTCATTGAGAAACTTTCTAACTTATTCACCGACTTACCTCATTAATCAATTTTAGTTGATGAAAATGCTTGACTGGAAGCATCAAATCGTCGAAGGTTACTTTACTTGATGAATTTAAAATCATCAAGGTTAATCAACTAACTTGGAGAATAGATTATGAACACTTTAGACTTTGTTTCACTCGCAGTATCCACCGACCAAACGCGGCACAACCTCACGGGCGTATACCGTGACACAAACAAGCTAGTCGCTACAGATGGTCACCGGATGCACTGGGTCAATTCCTTACCGGATGCAACTCCGAGTTATTTGGACGGGCGTAAGGACTCCCAATTTCCGGACATCTCGCAGGTCATGCCCAAGGGGGATCCTTGCTATGCATTCACCTTCAAGATCGATAAGGGAGACGAAAAGCGATTGAAGGGGCTTCTTTCACTCGCTAAAGCTTGTGACCCAAAAACGCCTTGCGTATCGGTGTACGTTAGGGATTCTAGGATCGTGTTTCACCTTGTAAGCAAGGAGCACCAAACCACTGCCACGATCGAAATCTTGGGAAAGGTTCGCGGTAACACTTCCGACATCATAGGGCTAAATCTTAACTACTTGCTTGACGCAATGGCGCCCGCGCTCAAGGGGCTAGGGGATGTCACGATCGAGCCCTACGGGAAAATGGGTCCCGCGGTTATCTCTTGCGAGTTACCGGGGCAGTCTTACCGAGCAATCGTAATGCCCACTAGGCTCTAATCCCTTCCGGGTCCCCCTTACGAGGGGGATCTTGAAGCGATAATTGCTTCACTTAACAACCTTGGAGACGCCTTTATGATTAATATGGATAGATACTCGACAATCACACAAACGCAAGCACACGAAAAAACATCTGATAGGTTCGGGTTCGTTCCGACTTCGAAGATGCTGGAAATTCTCGCCGATTCAGGTTGGATGCCTTCAAAGGTTCGTCAAGCCTCGGTCCGCCGCGAAGATTATGAGGGCTTTCAAACTCACGTAGTTCGCCTTCAACACCAGAGCCGCGCAGAGGTTCCCGTAATCGTCGGTGAATACGTTCCTGAGCTCGTATTAAAGAACTCTCACCTTGGGGGCTGTTCCTTCCAATTAATGTGGGGAGTTTATCGCTACGTATGCTCGAACGGTATGACGGTCGGCGAAGATTGGGGGCAAGAGCGCATCCGACACGTTGGGTTCGCTGCCGATAAAGCAGAGGAGGCCGTTCGTCGGCTTTCGGGGGGACTTCCAAAACTTCTTGATACGGTTGAGGGGTTCAGAAATACAAAGCTAAACGACAATCACAGACTTGCCCTTGCAGGTGCCGCGGTTGAGTTGCTCAAAGATGATGATGGAAAGTATTCGATCGAACCTCGGAGACTTCTCGAAACACGACGTTGGGCCGATAGGTCGGATCAGTCACTTTGGGGCACGTTTAACACGATACAAGAGAACGTAATCCGCGGGGGTGTGCGTAGAACCTCAACCGTTGGACGTTCCTTGAGAACTCGTGCGGTGAACTCCCCAGATAGAGACTTGAAGCTAAATCGAGCTCTTTGGACTCTCGCGGAAGCACTCCAGAAGCATATTCAGTAGGGCCTCGACCCTCTCCCTTCCCCCTCAAGTAGGGGGTGGGGTGAGTGCCAATGTCGGTACTCGAAACGGAGACGCCAAAAATGAACAAGCATGGATTGCTCTTTTCAATCACGTTGTGGGCTTTGATTGCGTACGCGGTCACGGGCTGCAGCGCCAAAATTGAGTTCGGGTATCACGGTCAAACGGGTAGGGATGATCGAGTCCAGACTCAATTGACTCGCAAGCCTGCGCAGAACCGAGAGTATTAATCACTTACCTAATCTTGGAGATATCAAATATGAGTAATCAATCATCAGCCGCAATTGCAAAGAATCGTTTAACGCTAGTCAAAAACTCTGAGCCTCAAGACTTGGCAGTCGCAAGGCTTGCACGCGTCGTAATTGACCTGAACAAAGGGCAAGGGATGACCCCGAGCCAAATCGTTGGACTCGTAGGAATCGCCCTTAAAATCTCAAACGCAACGCGATAGCGCGACCGTTTCCCCTCGGTTAGGTCTCCAAGCCTAGCCGGGGGCTTTTTCTTTTTAACCTCATGGGAGACGCCACAAAATGAGACGAATCAAGCTTACCGCACTCGCGGTCCTTTTCTTTTCTGCCTCTTATGCGTTCGCAGTAATTGTCCCTAAACTTGGGGCTGAAGTCGCGGAAGCGGCTCAAGAACTGCGCGATCGGATAAACTCCAAGCTCACAAGGGTTGAGTATGTGCAACAATTCATCAAGCCCGAACCTAAGCCCCTTAGCCAAATGATTAACGAGGCCGCGAAGAACCATAAACTACCATCCATACTCATTGCCGCATTAATCGAACAAGAGTCAGGCGCCAAGCTCCGGACCGACCGCGTGAGGTACGAAGAGCACCTGCAATCTCGGTTTAAGTGCAAGCCCCATGAGACAAACGCCGAGTGTAGGGCGTATGCGAGTTCGTGGGGCCTTGGGCAAGTTGTTTACGGAATTTGGAAGGACTTCTGCAAGCTTGAGTCCTACTCCGACCTACTTGACCCCGAGCGCAACCTCGACTGTGCGGGAGCAATTCTGCGATCTTGTTTGAATCGACGGACCAAAGAATCGAAAAGTGACTCGGTTAGGAACTGCCTCTCGGAGTATAACGGCGACCGAACGGGCCGATATGCAGGTGAGGTGTTGAGCCGTTATGTTGCAATCAGTATTGAAAAGAATCTGGGGTGATGTTGTGCCCCTTAGTGAACACTTAGAAACTTGGCTAGGCTTCTGGGCAATCAATACCCAAAGGTCCTATAGGCGCTCCCTTGAGAGGTTCCAAGCCTCCCTTGGGGGCGTCTCTCTTCTTAACGCAACTGAGTTGCATTGCACGCGCTGGGCCACGCAAGTTAGAAAGGACGTCTCTCCCTGGTCCGCACGCCATCAAATCCTTGCGCTCAAGAGTGCCTACGATTACCTTTTACGAAACAAGCTCGTCAAAGAGAACCACTGGGCACGCATCCTCGACTCTATGCCTCGGGCCAAGCCTGGAGAACAGCGCCCCACAAAGCTCGTTCCCTTTGACCAAGTTCTCCGAATCATCTCCGCACCTTCTGGGATAACAACCGACGGCATCAGGGACCGCGCCGCGTTCGCCGTGTTCTTCTTTTGCGGCCTACGTTCTTCCGAACTCTTCGAGCTCCGCATCGGGAGCGTCAAGACAACCGACTCCGGCGCCATGTACCTGCTCCTTTCAAAAACCAAGTCCCAGAAGTTCCAGAAGGTCGCAGTCCCTGACACCGCGGTCGAGTATCTTAACAAGCTCCGAGAACTGCGCGATCGCGAGGGCGCCAAGCCTGACGCCTACCTCTTTACGAAATTCACGGACGGACGAAGCGTTGGCAAGCTTACCCGCGCAATTCTCCGCAACTCTTGGGCCTACTACACTCGCGCATGTGGGGTTGAGGGAACAGGTATGCACGCGGCACGCGCAACCCTTATAACAAAGCTCTTAAGCGACGGAGTGTCCTACCGCGAAGTCCAAGAAGTCTCTCGCCACTCTTCTGTGCAAATGCTTGAAGTCTACGACAAACGTAGGTTCGAAATCGAAGAGCAAGCCAACAGAAAAATCAAGTTCTAATCAACTTTTTTCTTGCGGAAATTTCGAGTGGTATGATAAGGATCATGTCGCTCACGGATTGTTGTTATTGGTCCCGGATGGACTGCTAACCACCGCCGACTTGGCTGTATTTGAGTTGGTAAGTAAAGTTATCGGTCAATTGTGAGCCGATAAGTAGTTGTTCATTGCAATAAAAAGGCCACCCCGTCGGGTAGCCCAGTGGGAGCTCAAGGATGGGAGACGCCAGTCAACTTCCCCTCGAACAGCCAAAGCCATTATCGCAGTCCTCTGCGACACAGGCAAGCGTGCGGGTAGGGATTAACCTTTGCAGTGCGATGATGCGTCTCCAGCCCCTGGAGGCCAAAGTCCTCTTTACCATCTGCTATCACTACGCTCAAACAGGCTCGGGCCTCGAAGCCTCCCTCTCGGAAATCGCCGCGCTCGTCAACACGACCAAAGACAAGGCCCGTCACGCCATCAAGAACCTAACCCTCTCGCACGAGATACGCACGGATGCCGCACGAAACTCGCACGGGTTACTCCCTCGGGAAGATTACACAATTACCCTCGAACTGAATGAGGCTCGCACGAAACCCGCACGAAAGGCGCGCACGGAAAAAGTAGGTGTTTCCCCTTCCGAGGTAAAGAGAGTCCCGTTCGACGACCCCGAGTGCCTAGTCCGCATGACTAACAAAGAACTGGAGTCGTTCTTTAAGAAGTTCGGAGACGTCCAAGGCTGCTGGCTAATAGATGCGCTCGACGACTACCTCAAGGCTAACCCCAAGAAGAAGTACGACTCTCACTACCTCACGATGCTCAACTGGGACCGCATGAAGGCGGAAGCCGGTAAGAAGTTTGCGATTCAGCACCCACAACTCGGCACGGGGTACTTCCCTCTCCACGTCATCGAGAGGTCTCGCTAATGGGCAAGTTAATTCCATTGTACAGGTCGGAGATGCCTTTGATTCGCCGCGACATGGGCGACGTGATGAACGTCGAGTACTCTGAGCGCACCCAGTTCTGGGGCCCTGCGTTCGTCAAGTCAAGTCTCGTAATGGTTTACGCCCCGCGGGGAGTCGGTAAGACGTTCTTTGTTCTTAAACTCTCGCACGCTCTCGCAACGGGGTCCCAGTTCCTCAAGTGGGAAGGCCCGCGCAAGAGGCTCAAGGTAATCATTTTCGACGGGGAGATGGGCGACCAAGGGATTGCGTCCCGAATGCACATGATCGAGGGCTCCTCACCCAACTCAATGGATTTTCGCTCCGTGTTCCTCGTGAACTACAAGGACTGCGGGGGTGAGATGTGGAACCTATCCAGCCCCAAGGACCAAGACCTATACGAGCGCGAGATCGAGGGCTGCGACGTTGTTGTTATCGACAACCTCCTCACTTGCTCCCGCGCAATGGGGAATCGAGACGAAGAGTTCAGCCAATGGACAAGGGTCCAGCCGTTTTTAATCAGGCTCCGCGAAGCCGGGAAGATGGTTGTCCTTGTCCATCATGCGGGGAAGGCCACGGACCGAGGCTCCTACGGCACGAGCCTGAAAGAGAACATCATGGACACCATCGTTGGCCTGAAGCCCATGCCTAACGACTCGGGGTTTGAGCTCCGCTGGGAGAAACTCCGCAACACGCCATCGTCCGAGTGCCCAAACCTCTATGTCAACATGCAGACAGACTCCCTTCAGAACCTAACCTGGGACTGGTGCTCCCTTGAGGATCGCCTTCGTCAACAAGTTCTCACAATGCACGCCTGCGGGACGAAGCCTCGCGAGATTGCGGAGATCCTTCAGGTCTCAAGAAGTCGCGTTGCAAAGATGATATCGGATTACGCACCAAAGGAGACGTCAGATGGAGAACCCAAGGGGAGTCAAATGGCATGGCATCAACGAGTTCTGGAAGAGAACGATGACAGTGAGCCGTTTTAGAGTGTTCAAGGAGAGTCTCGACTATGACAAGTGGCGGTCAACCATCCTCGGTAAAGACATGTGGGCCGAAGGCTACGGAGAGTACAAAAACTGGAACTCCATGCTCTGGCACAACCTCCTTGCGGCTGCGACTTCCCTCACGGTCCGAGAGTCAAGAGTCAATGATGCTCTGGGAACAATGGAAGCGAGAGAATCCCATGCCTGGAAACTTGCCGAGGACGAAATGATGGCTCTCGGTCACTGCCCTCCTCACTTCAAAGGGATTGCGACCTGCCTTAATTGCGGGACCGTTGGGCACCCCAAGGAAGACGACCGCAAGGTTATGAGCTCCTGCCGATGGTGTTCTTTCCCCGGAGTCCTAAATCAGGCGCCCCTCTCTGCGGAGGTCCAATGAACCATCCTCTTGAAGCATTCGACACTCGCCTTGTCTACAACCAAGACTTCCGGGCGTACCGAAACGCGAAGGGCTACAACCAAAGCTCTTTAAAGCCTGGCCGGAAGGGTAACTGGGCCGCGGTTAAGTACGTTATTGACGGTGGAGCAAGCGAAGACTCCGACGCAAGAGTTGAGGGCCGTCTTATTCACTGCGCCTTACTTACTCCCGAGCTTCTTGAAAAGGATTACGTCTTCTGTGAGCCGCGTCAGCGCAAGGACAAGACTGATGGCCGGGAGTGGGTGTCTCACTCGGTCCACTCAAAAGCGTTCAACCTAACGGGCGCCGTATCTAAGAACGAAACGTTCACATCCCTGATGCGGGGCACGCAGACAGAGATATCCGCCTATTGGACCTGCCCAAAGACGGGGCTAAATCTCAAGGGCCGAGTCGACGCTTACCATCCCGAGCATAAGTACATTCTTGACCTGAAGACGACCGCCAAGGGTGCCGACCCGATGAGTGCAGCCCGGACAATCGCGGCTCTTGGTTACGATGGGCAGGCGGCTTGGTACGTTGAAGGGCTTAGAGCTAACGGCCTTGAGGTTGAGCAATTCATCTTCGCGTTCCTTGAGAAGACCCCTCCCTACTCCGTTGGATTCTACCGACTCGACGCGGAGGACCTCGCCCGCGCACACACAGACAACAAAGAACTCCTCGCTCGCCTTGCGGACTGCCTCGAAAAGAACAGATGGCCCGCATATTACAACGAGATTGTGGAGCTCAAGATACCGTCTGAATTTTTAAAAAACGTGGAGAGTTACGATGAGCTGGAAGCTTAAATCCTTTAAACAGAAAGACCCCGGAAGCTATGCCGGGACCCTTAAGCATGTGGGAGAGGCTCTTGCCAAGGAGTGGTTCGAGGACACCCGCACCTGGAGCGAGGAGGCAACGATTCCTGTTATCAGATTCACCTTCGACCTTGACGTCGACGGAGAGATGACGACCGAGGAGATTGACTGCAATCCAACCTCATCCTCCAAGGGGCGCCTCGTAATTATGCTTAAAGGCATGAGCCCAAAGACTTGGAGCGAAGCCGTCCGGATTAACGAAGCCGCAATGCAGAAGTTCGCGGAAGGGCTCGTCGGCAAACAGTTCCTACTTACCTACGCAACGAACGAGAAGGGCAAGACGAGATTCTCAAGCATAATCCCCGCCCCTTCAGTCGTCTCGAAGGTCACGAAGCAAGAGCCACTACCCGCCGTCGACGATGACGATATTCCCTTTTAAAGGACGCCCGTGAAAGCCAAAGAGATTACATATCGCCGCACGTTCCACCTCGGGCACATGAGCTGCGAAACAATCGAGATTCGCATTGAAGTCTCCGACGGGGAGACCGCGAGCGAGGTGTATGAGATGGCGAAAAAGTTTGTCATGTCCAAGACCGAAGGACCGCGAGATGGGAGTGGTCACAATTCTGTGGCGCCTCCAAAAATCCGTAAGCCTCTTGTCTCCCGGATTCCTTCGGCCCCTGGACTTGAGACAGAAATAGGAGGTGACTAATGCCGCCAAAGCACACTTCCGAACGGTCCGCCCCCCACCGTGAACAAGGGGGGTTTTTACCTCAACAGATGCCGTTCTTGCTAGGGCTATTAATTGGCCTGGCCTTGTTCGGATTTATTTACGTCGCATATGCGAGGGCCGAAACCGGGGTCCGAGTGCTTCACCTAACGGGAGAGCGTTCGGTTTCTCGAACAGAACTTGACGAGATGCTTTACGTCACGAGCCGCAAGCTTGCCTTAGCCGGGAAGCCGATTCGCGTGATGAAAGTTATCTCCAAGCCCGACACATGCAGCGACAAGAATTTGCTTCAAGGATTCCCCTCTCAATATGGATGCTACAAAGAGCTCTCTGACAACCTACGCAGATTTAGAAATGGACCAACCCTCGTCATCTCGCCCCCTATTAAAGGAAGTGATGGTACTTCATATCTGGGAGGGGCCGCGAGGATTGACTGTATCCGCCACGCTTCCCGAAGGGTCTCATGGTTTGCCGCCGCAAGTGGTGTCTCGGCTTATCGAAACGCTGTCGGAAGCAGCCACGAGCTGGGTCATTCTTTCGGAGCCTCCCACGTCGACGACGAGTCAATCATGAACACGCTATCGCTGGGCATATCGAAGTACAACCTAATCCTTAGCTTCAACGCGAAGTCTATAGGCGAAATGAGACAATGCAGAAACAGGGGGGCATTTTGACGCAGGCACATGAAAAAATACTGAAGCTGAGAGATGAGATTGTGATGCCTGACAAGCCCTGGGCCGCTGGCTCCCTTGTTCAGGACCCGTCCGCGGAGAAGCCTATTATCCTCTTCTTGCTTGAAGGGAACGGGGGCTCCGTCGCAGAGATGTCAACCGCTGAGGCCGTTAAACTTGTGGGCGAGATTCTCGACGGGCTTAAACAGGTAGCCGATCACATGGGAGGCAAAGCAAAGTGAAAGACGAAAAAGAACAAAGCGCAATTCTTGCGAAGATGCGAGACGCCCTAGACAAGGCGCCTAACGTTATCGAGTTCAGGGGGCTCAACTCCCCGGACGTTGATGAGATAATGCTTTTCTTCTGGACCGACAATGACCAATCCGCCGTGTGGAATATGACCAAGGAACAAGGCGTGAAGCTCGGCAATAAGATCCTTGAGATGTCAGAGACGAAGGGGCGCATAATTATATAAGTTTTCGAGCGTTGTTTCTCGTTTCATAGACAACATAGGACCACGTGTTCCCCCGAGCGTGGCTCGGATTCGGGGGGCTAGGAGCATAGCGACATGATTAAGACACTAACACTCACAGCCCGAACGCCTCACGACGAAAACGCTTTTGCCCTGCACCTTGCAGGCCCCGACTTCGCGCACTTTATCTGGGACTGGGAACAAAAGCTAAGAAGCAACTACAAGTACCTCGAAGACGACTCGACGACGTGGGAGAAGGTTCGCGAGCTTTGGTATGAGGTTAAGGCTGATTATAAACTTCCGGAGGCGGAATGACCACCAACGACGACAAGGCCCGGAAGGCGGCGGAGGAGTACAGTACACTGGTTAGAGAGACAGACGATGCCGAGGCTAAGAAACATGGTGCAATTGCTTGTCACCTCTACTCTACGGGCCAACTGAGAAAAGCATTTCTGGCCGGGTACCAATGGGCAATGCTTGGAAAGGGTGAGCCCATCAAGGCCATATATCACGATGACGCGCTCCCGCCCGCGCCGGAGGTAGGCAAATGAATAAGCTGAGTGAGATAGGCACGGAATGCGAGTGGAACCAAGAGCCTCACCTGACGCCGTTAGAACCGTTTCATATTGTCTACACCCCCGCCGAGCGCCGTGAGTTGGTAAAAGCAGCGATTAATGGGTGGGAAAGCTTCAAGTGGCATCGAGGCTTTGCTGATGGGAAGCTACCGACGTTTGAAGAATTCTGTGAGGAGCAGGGTCTATGAGCACAAAACTGACCGCACGCTTGAGTGATGGGACGGAGTGGGAGGTGGTAGAGAGATGCGACACCCCCTTTGATATTAAAACAAATACGATTTTAGATGGCTACGATCGGATGTTACTCAAGCCTCTGAAGCCCTCGCCGCCGAAGGAGTTATGGGTAGCGGTGGAGAATGCAACGGGTCTTTTTGGTGGCACGCGCCTTACTGATATTGGTAAGAACCTGAATCCAGACTATACAAATTTCCGCTACGTTCTCGCTGAAGAGCCCAAAGCCAAGCCGCAGCCGCGTGAGTGGTGGGATGTGAGATGCATACTGAATGATAAGGTCCTATGTTCTTACGACAACTACGGAGAAGCTCTAGGGCTACTGGTAAGGGAGAACGGGATAGCGGGGAGGACAGAGTTCGAGATCGTGCACGTTCGGGAGGTGCTGGATGGGTAATTAATTTTCGTAGAGAGCAATGTCACGAAGCGGGGTCGTGCCCCAACAGGTTCTTGCACTAAGAGGGATGGACCCTTCGGTTTTTTCCACAAGGTTGTGGGGTGCTGAACCTTAAATGAACCCATTACGCTTCCGACCTCTTGCTCTCTCTTTTCTCCCTCGTTACGGGCTAGGAGATCAGGCGCCACCCTCCGGGTATGGCAACATGGCGACGGTCCAAGTTCTTCAATAAGCCGACGGTTGTAGACGGCATCCGGTTTCACTCTCAGAAAGAAGCGCGGAGGTATAAGGAATTAAAGCTTGAGGAGAAGGCCGGCAAGATCCGGGACCTGAAGCTTCAGCCTCAGTTTGAACTCTGGCTAAACGGGAAGCTTATCTGCCGCTACATAAGCGACTTTCAGTACATTCAGGTCGAGCCAACGATGCAGATAATCGTTGAAGACGTGAAGGGCGTACTGACGGACGTTTATAAGCTCAAGAAAAAGATGTTCCTCGCGCTCTATCCGCAGTACGTCTTCGTTGAGTCCTAGAGAAGACCTTTAATCGGCTTCTGAGCCTTCACGCGGCCCCAGATTCCGAATAGGTTTCCGATAGCGGAGACTAAGATTCCAAGCACATCCCCAAAAATCGGGAACGGTAGCACGCCAGTCAGGACAAGAGCCTGATCGATGACGGGTGCAATTGCGACGATGTTACCGATGACGGACTTGGACTGAAGCAGCCCCTTTGATTCCTGAACCATACGTTCCTTAATGTTTAAGTAATTCACCTACTGCCTTGAAGTACCGATTCGGGACATCTCCGCAGTTACGCTTCCGAGGATCGGTAAATCCCGTCCCCCGCAAACAGTTCATTCTCCGCCCCCAGATGAAGGCATAATCACAGTCCTTGAACTTCCGTTTAAAGGCGCCTACGTCGAGAGTCTGGAAGTCGTCCCCGTCAAGGTCTGCCCCGCAAGGTTTGCGTAGGGATGCGTCCGGGCCATGCTTTTCGCAGAGGTATCCGGGTACGCAGGGGCCATCGGCTGGGTTGTCGACAATCTCGCACTGCGGGAAGAACCTTTTAGACCGTGCGATTAGCGTGCGACGGGCCGGGACAGAGAGATTGCACTCTAGGCAAGGGGATACGTAGCACTTGAGATTCCGCCTTCCCTGAAGCAGTTTACGGGCTCTTGCCGCGACGTAGTTAAACCGGCTCATGAGCCTCGGGTCGGCCTCCCGTACCTTGGTATCCGCGCTCCGGACGGACTCCCCGTGGAACACCTCTTGCTTGCCGCACACCCTCCCCCGCTCCCGGAAGCAGGTAGAGTTAGCTAGGTGAATCCGGACGACCTTGGGCCTTGGGTCAGACAGAAGCTTATCCGCGCAGGGGCACTCGTCCCCAAAGCTCTGGGCAAGCCACCCGACCCGAATCGTATCGAGACCGTCGAAGGCCTTAAGGCTCTCGTCGCACTTCCACGTCTTGTTGCAGAGGGCAAGGTAGGAGGCGCCAACGTTGGTTTCCGCCTTCGCGAAGAACGGGAAGAGTAGGCACCCGAGAATGAAACCCTTACAGAACGATAACATTCTGGTATTCCCCCGAGTCGATATGCGCCAGCACTTCCCTCGGGTAGTCCTTGTTCCCTCCCCCGTTGTAGAGAAGCAGAGCCTTGTTTATGTCGTCGTTAGCCTTCGCAAGCTTTGACTTGAGGACTTTGACCCCCATCTCAATGCCCGTCTGGACGTTGCAGAGCTCCGTAAGGAAGGTCCCCTCAAAGCCGTGTTCGCGTGCGGTCGCCCCCATTACCTGCATAGGCCCAAAACTTGTCGCCCGAGCCATACGCTCCGTTGCCTCCGAGACGAGCTTAAAGCTAGGCACAAAGCCCGTGAGCTTCTTGCCTTGGATATACTTGTCGAAGAACGCGGGCTCGTAGCGCATTGCGAACGGATTCGCCCTCGACTCTTGCCAGATCATCGCTGCAATAAGCTGGGGGTTAATCCCGCTCTGTGCGCTGACCCGGTATATGACTGGACCTATTTCTCTCTTCATCACGTTTCCTCTCGAACTCCCGTAGCCTCTCGGTAAGATTTGCCAAAACCGACTCGACCACTGCGAGTCTTGGGGTTTCCATGGAGATTGCCGCCCGAAGTGAGGTGAGTTCTGAGTGAATGGCGCTGAGCCAAACGGTAAGGGTACCGATAATGACAGAGCTGCAAAGACCAAGGAGCCAATATAGTAGCTGCTTGACATTCCCGTTGCCGTTCTCCGCGCTCATGTTTTAGTGTGCAAAACAAAGTCAGTCGTGATATAAGCAGAGGGTAACTTCTGGGGATGGGAGCCCGTAAGAGTATGGACTTGGCAGATTGGTTTGGGGTCGCGTTCTTGGGCCTAATCGTATGGGGCTTTGGTTCCCTGCATGGGTACGACAAGGGGCTCAGGCTTGGGATGCGAGAGGGAGAGCGACTAGCTAATCTTCGTACGCCTGACGAGCCTCAATCACATCATCAAGAGCCTTCTTCGGCACCCTAGCAAACAGCGTTGGGTCCTGCATCTCGATGTAACTCTTCTTTATCTGAGCGCTATTAGGCTTGATTCCCTTACTGGCTGCATCAGCGATTAGAGCGTCAAACTTTGCGTCGTCCCCATCAAAGAGAGCCTTAGCAAGCTTCCAGTTTACGTTCTCGCTATTTGAGGCCCTATCTTTCGCATTAAACTCTGCCTGCCTCTGCTCATAGGCTCGGCTGAATTCCGTTGGCGTAAAGCCCAAGGCATAAGCCGCCATCTGGTAGTTGGAAATCTGGTCGGGGGTAAGAGGCGTGTCCCCTGAAATGAGAGGAACGTTCCTTGTGTCTCTTAGACCTTCCTTCCGTACCCTATTTGCGCGAGCCAAGAACCTTACCCCTTCAGGGAGGAGAGCCTCACTTGCACGGCCCCATTCGCCGGTCTTTGTCCCCTGCTTATAGAACTGGGCAGCTCGATTAACGACCGCCCCTGGAGCCCCAAGGACAGAAGCCACCGCCTCAAAACCTTTCTTGTCCCCAATGTTTGATGCAACTTCCCCAAAGCCAACGGAGCCTGAAATGTTTACGGAGTAGTCATCAGGAAGCCCTGCGGGGATACCATAGAGCACTCCGTCCGCAATCTTATTGTTGCCGCCCATCTCCTTAATCTGTTCGCGAATCTCCTTGTTGACGTCGATGCCCATGCCTTGAAGGACATTAACGAGCTCTTTGGCTAAGGGGAGAGCCGTCGTGCCTCCGAGGGCAAACATAGGCGCAAGCATTCGGATCTTAGCCTTAACGCCCTTCTGGTCTCGAACAAGTCTGAGCCAGTTACCCGCGAACAGCTTGAAGGTGAATAGGGGCGCAAGGACTGGGCCTCTCGCCATCTCGGGACGGTTGCTCTTAGAGTTCACGAATTGAGTGTCGTCGACAAACCTCTCCGCAAACTTAAGCCGAGCCTCGGGAGCAATGCCCTTTGCGCGGGCAAGCTCATAACCTGAGATGAGTGCGTGGTACCTATTGAGCTTTTCAGCCTGACCAAAGCCCGCCATCCAAAGGTCCGCAAACTTTCGGCCCGCAGACTTTACCCCGCCGACAGGATCCGCCATCCCCGCAATGTTCTTGTAAGCGTCTTCCGCGATAAGTCCGTCCGCCAAGGCTTTGGTGATAGCCCCATGGAGTTCTGGATCTGCCTTAGCAAGGGCGCCGGTTCTGTAGTCGTTCGCATGTTTCCATGACTTGACGTAGAGCTTGGCCGCCTTAACTTCCCCTAACTGATTCGCAAGGACGGCCTGCGTAGTTGTTAAGGATTGCGTTAAATTCACCACCGCGGAGCGAACGTTACCACCAAGGAAGTAAAGGCTTAACCCTTGCCGAATCTTCTGATTCTCGTTGACGTTACCAAGAACGTAATCCTTATGACGGATTGCATAGTCTCTTGCGAGAGCCTCACTCCCCCTACCCCCGCGACCGAAGCTTCCGATTGTCGAGTTTGCGACAGACTCAAACTTCTGATTCGCGGTCCAATTCGACAGGCTTGTGATATAGTCTGCAACCGTGCGGCCAAAGTCTTCGTTTGCCCCGCGGACAAAGTTCTTAGTCTTGAAGTGTTTCTCCATCCCCTTAACAGGAATTCCACTACCCTTCGCGAGGACATCTGGATCTATGCTGCCAAGCCTGCCAAGAGTGCCGACATCAAGTCCCGAGTGCATCTCCTTTGAGGTAGGAGAAAGCTTGTCCATCTCGACTTCATACTCATTTTTCCTCAGCTCTTTCGCTACGCGAAGTGCCTCTGCTTTTGTTTCATGCTGGGAAAAGTGAATGGCATCCCCGTCCTTAACTCTTGCGGCAACGTAGTATTCACCAAATCTGGAATTAGGGACGTAGTTGTCCTCTTTCCAAGCGGCAAGTTTCGCCTGCACCACCGCAGGGAGGGGGGCTCCTCCGCGCCTAGCCATGAGTCCCTGTGCTGCATAGTCGACAGAGAAATCCAGCATCCCGCGGACCTCCTGGTACCCTTTTACCTCAGCCGGAGACAGGCCAAGGTTCTTGGCTAAGAAGTCGTCTGACGGAGCGAATGTTGGACGCCCCTTTTTCTGAGCAAGAACCGTCGTCTCGTTTATCATCCGAGCCATTCGACCAATCTTGTCGCGGCTCTCCTTGGGGAGGGAGAAGAAGCTTTGGACTTTGTTCCCGAGGTCTTGAGCAACGAAAAAAATCTCCTTGTCTCTTACGCGGCCAGCCTCATATTGAGGTCTAAATAGAGGGGTCTTGTCGGCGAAGGTTTTAGGGAAGATAGACTTCGTGGCCGCCCATCCAAGCCCAAAGCCTCGGCGAAGGCGTTGCTCTCCCTTACTTACTTCTGGAGCGGACCAAATCCCGTATTTAAGTTTAGCCCTCTCCGAGCCGCCTGCGTCAACAAAGTTTTCTACGGTAGTTCGAATGTTGTCGAAGCCCTCGATGAGAAGACTTGCGGGATTCTCTACGGCGCCGCGTTCTTTGTTCCGCTTCCTCGGCACACGCTTCTTGCTTACCGCTTCAACAACGGAGGCAACATCGTTCTCAACAACTGCGGCCTTAGCAGCGGGCCATTTCGCGACCGTTCCCCTTGTCCAAGGCTGAGCGTCGATGCGAGCCTGTAAGGCGTCTGCTTCTTGCGTGAGGTTCTTCGCCTTCTGCCCTGCGGCTTGGAGCTCGGGAAGACTCTTGGCCTGATTCTCTACTCGGTACGCTTCCATTGCCGCAGACTGCTCGGGGCTTCTTCCTGAGTAGGTGTCTACCGGCTGAATTCGGGGAGGCTCAAAAGGCTGCGGAGCGGGAAGTCCGAGAGGAGGAGGCTGAGGCTTCGGTAATATCTGGTCAACAAATCGAGACTGCGCCGCGGGGTCGTTTCGAGTTGCGTCTTTAACAGCCTTCACAACATCGGGAAAGGTCGAGTCAATAAGGTCCTGCTCTTTGAGGATAGGGCTCTTCTCGATGATGGCTGGAGGCGGAGCGGGCTGAGGGGGTGGAGCTTGAAGCCTGTCAATAAAAGCCTGCTCGGGGGCCAGTTCTTGAGGGCCAACAAACTTGGAGTTGAAGTCACGCTGAGCGCCTGCCGCCTGAGAGGCTTGGAATTCGGCCATGGGGTCAATGTTCGGGACTCGGGGCTGAGGGGCTTCTACGCCTGCGGTTTGGGGCTGGTCTTCAGCTCCCGCGATCCATGGGTTGCCGTCTATCTCCGCCTGCTGCTGTGCAAGCTTCTGAAGCTCGGCCTCGGCTCGGAGCTGCTCCGCAAGGAGGGACTTCTTTGTCTCTGCCTGCTGGATTCTTGTCCCAAGTTCACCTGCCGCACCAAAGGCCGCACCGGTCACGGCTCCACCTACAGCTGCTTCCGCTAGGCGCCTGCCATACTCCTCACTCGGAATATCGTTACCCGTGGCGTACTCCTGAATGCCCATTGATGCCGCTTCTTGTGCCGGATTCTGGATGGCATTAAAGAGAGCCGATTGCCCAACCCTTCGAAGGGGTCCGTAAGCTGGATTTGTCAGGCCGGGGACGACCACTTTGCCGCCCAAGTAGTTAAGAGCCGCGTCACCTGTCGCACCGAGAGCTGCGGAGCCAATGCTTGCGCCGTTCTCCCTTAGCCTTGGATAAGACTCTCCAAAACCTTGAGCCGCCATCGTTGGGAGGATAGTCTGAGGGGCAAAGATGGCCTGCGCCGCGGTCGGGAGTGCCCCACCTGCGAGCTTTGTGTAGAAGTCTGCGTTACTGCCTGGCTCAATGTTGAACGCCTCGGGGATCTGGCGTGCGGCAACGTCGTTCGCGAGCTGGTTTGTCTCGGTGAAGAATTGCTTTGAAGCTGGGACGGTATCGGGGTTAACGCCAAAGGTTCGAAGGGCTGCGTCTCCAAGCGTTGAGCCGCTAATCGTAGAGGCTGCCTCACTTAGGAACTGACCGGGGCCTGAGACTATCTTTGCAAAGGAGGGAACGGCCTGAGCTGCGGAAGCACCAATGAGGTCAAGCCATGAAGGCGAACTCTGCTCTACCGGCTTGTAATTAATGCCGTCAACTTGGTCCGCGGGGATTTGTTCTCCCGTTTCTGAATCGATGTAATAATCCAAAGGAACACCCCTTATTTTGCACGAGTGGCGAAGCCTAGGTTCCTGCCTTCGGTCTTGTTCTTTAAGCCCAAGAGTTCAAGCGTTCGGTTAAACGCCTCGGGAGTCATGTCTTCGGTCTTTGTGACTGGTCCGGAGCCAGTCGGTGCCGATGCTCCCCTTATCTTGGCTGCAATAGCCGCATCCGTTGCGTTTCCACCACGTATGGCGCCGCCGCCCCATCCCGGAATCTCGTTGCCTGTTATCGGGTCAACCATGACCTGAGTGCCGTCTGGGCGAGTGGCGAGAACGGGAGCTTGCGGTTGTCTTGGGGTCGGGTCTCTTGGTGGAGCCTTCTCTTGATACTCGCCCGTATACTTATTGTACACGCCGAATCCACCCATGCCCGTCGACACAACCTGCTGACCAAGTACGGAAGCATCGAGAGTTGGCTCTCCCATGGCTGCAAGCATCTGATTGCCGGTCTCTACGTCGCCCATCTGAATGGCCTGATAAGCCTTCGCCATCTGCTGAGCCTTCATCGCCCTATCGTCATCGGCCTTCTTATTCTGGTAATCGAGGGCTGCAAGGCCATACTTCAGATTACCGGACTTCGCGAGTAGGTCAGGAAGCTTGTCGACCGTGAAGTTTGGATCCCCTTGAATGGCTGCTTCAAGTTCGGCCTGAGCCTGACTCTGGCGCTGAGCATCCCTCGCCTGAGCCTCTCGAATCTGAGCTTCCTGCGTTGCCTTCTGCTGAGCCTGAATCTCCTCAAGGAGACTCTTCGGCACAACGTTAAAGTCAGCGTTGGTGTATCCGGTGAAGTTCGGAGTACCAGGGGCGTATTTGGGCATTGAGGGCATGGAAGCCTCCCTTACTTATTGTTCTGCTGGTAGGTGTTGTAGATTCCGCCGAGGCCAGAAATGAGGGCGTTATACCAATTGTTGTTTTGGACTGCGCCATTCTGTACTTGCTGGGCATTGAAGCCACTATAATCGGGACCGCTTGCGGGTGGAGGTAAGTACGGTGGAGGGACGTACCCGCCCCCGCCAGAAACGCGAGGGTATTGAGAGCTAAGATAATCGTAACGTTTGTTTGCCATCGTCCCATATGCGTCACCTAGGTTTGACGTCCCTTGGACCGCATAGCCCATAGGATTCTGCCGGGACATGAGCTCCATGAGACTGAAGTTCCTATCCCAAGCGTTGTTAGATACTCGCTCACGTCTCTGAGACTCGTTCTCCTGCATCGTCTGAAGGCGATTGGCTTCTTGCTGGGCAACCTGAGAATTTCTCTCCGCCTCTCTCGATCCAAGGTCCGTTAAGAAATTGCGATATTGGTCGAACTGAAAGCCTGAACCTTGAAGCCCTGAAGCCGCAAGCTTTCGATCAATAGCCTTTAGACCCTCGTCCCGCTGAAACTGATAGAGTGGAGAGCCTTGCCAGTTCTGGAACTCAAAGGCCCTTTGGTTTGGGAAGAGCGCGGAGTTATCGTTTGGCGTTGCCTGAACGGCTTGATCCATCGGGCGCGGGGTGTCGGTTGTTGGGAGAACGTGGTTCGTTGCGCCTCCAATACCCAAGTAATCCCCCTGGCGGGGGCCGTCCCTACCAGCAACATACATCATGTCATGGAAGCGGGTCGCGTCAGCAATCGCGTCCTTATAATTACCTTCGCCCATCGTATTCATGGCCCGCTGACCCGAGTTCGCAGGCGCCCGCGACTTCTTAATCTTGCGATTAACAAACGCGAGTCGACGCTCTTGCCGCGCCTGTTTTGTTGGGTCCAAGCCACCGGCCTTCAGGCTCTGGTTAAGCTTGCGCCTCTCCATTCCGAGTTTCTGAGCTGCCATTTAAGGTCCTATCTCTGAGCTTTATTAAATCTCTGACGAGTATTGTTCTGCATCCGACTCAAGAATTGGACTCGCTCCTGCATGTTCTTCTGGCGCGCGGCAAGCTTTGGATCATTATTGGGGTTCTTGAAACTCTGAAGCCTGTCCTGAACCTGATTCAACTCATCAGCTCGATTACCAAAGCGTTCGTTGCCCGCCGCAATCCGCGTGTTCTGGTTCTGCCTCTGAAGGAACTGGGCTCGGGTGCGGAGCTTTGCGTCGTTGGCGCCTTCCTGGCCCATCCTTGCGCGTAGTTTTTCAATCTCCGCACGATTGCCCGCAATTCCTCCTTGCTGAGCCTGAGCGGCTTTCGCTGCGTTGTCACGCGCAATCTGCTGGGGAGAGCGTCCGGTGTAGGGCTGAGGTTGTCCGGGCATATTGCCGGGAGTCGGTCTCTGCATTGGAGGGGGCTGACCATTAACTCCGGGGATAACCGTGCCGGGAGGGTAGCGAAGAATAGCGTTCTGGGCGTTTCCGATATACATGCCCTGCTGTTGCATCTGCCGAATCTGCTCTTGAGTTAGGCCGGGACCCGGTTGCCCTAAACCTCCAGGAATTCCGATCCCAGGACCATCGCGCCCAGCAATGTAGACTGCATCCCTCATCTGACCACCACCCGTCATCGCATCAATCTGCTCCTTCGTTAGCTGCTGACCGTAGCCATTAGCGCGGGCGCTCATGCCCATCGTGTCGTTGCCCCAGTTGCCAAAGCGGGATTGTTCTTGAGTGATGGAGTTGCCCCTGTCTGGCATGGACCGATACGGATTGACCTGTCCGCTCATCGAGCCTGAACCAAAAGGGCTTGCGGCAAAATACTGATTAGCCTGCTTTCGGCTCGCCTCGTCGTAGCCCTGTTGAAAAGGCTGCATTCCGTAAGCGCCACCGAGCATCGAAGGGTTTAATCTTGGATCGTATACCATTTTAAGCCTTTATTCCGTTCATCATGTAGAGAGCTTTTCGCTTTAGTTCTTGATCTGCGTTGAGATAGGTTGACCCGAGCTTCTCGGTCACGAGGCCGCGATTGAGCGACTCCTGAATAAGAGCCTTGCGCTGGTCCTCCGTTAACCGCTCCATCCAAGCGTTGCCAAACTCCTTCGCAAAGCCCGCACCGCCTACGCCCTGAGTGCGATTAAGGATTGTTTCGGGGGTTAGGTCGGACTCCTTGCGAGAGTTTGCGAAGCGGTTGTTGACGTACTTGCCTTCCTTGTCGTAGCCCTGGAAGTCTGGGGCGAGGTCGGTTCGGATTTGAGGATTCTTCTTATCCTTCATGTCCGCGTCAGTGATGTACTTGTAACCACTCTTAGCAAGGCGCCAATTGCGCATCTGTTCGCGGTTCGTCTTGTTCTTTACGCCAAGAGCTGCTCCGTAAGCGCCTCCCGCTACTGCGCCAATTCCGCCTCCGATGGCCGTGCCCATAGGTCCAAAAAGGCTCCCGATTCCAGCTCCAAGGGTTGCGCCACCCGAAGCTCCGCTCGTTACAGCACTACCTCGGTTCTTTGGCCGGTTACTGTACATATCTGCAAGTTGGTAGGTGCCTATTGCCATCTGAACGTAAGGCACGGCCTGTCCCCAAGAAGACATTGCCGTCGTTCCTTGGTTGCCCGCTGAAGAGCCTACCGTCTGATATTGAGAAAGAGTGCTTCCGGCTGGGGTGTAGGCTCCCCCTTGAGAGCTCGCAAGCATCTCGGCTGCGGAACCATAACCCGCTGTGCCGTAGGCTGCTGGGGTAAATGCATTTGCGTAAGAGGCTCCAAGCGAGGACATCGCAGGGACCCCAGCTCCCGTGCCGACAGAAGATACGTTACCCGAGGGCGCCGAAGAGGTTGGGGAACTTGTCGTTGGTGTTGCGGAACTCGGAGGTGTTTTACCCGTTATTCTGTCCCAGATAACGCCGTCCGTCGTGTACTCGTACGGAAGAAAAGGATCCGCCATCTTCCAAACGCCATACGCCGAACCAAGCGTCCCAAGCGCACCCCCGCCCGCGGCTGCACCACCGCCACCACCCGAACCGCCACGCGAAGCCTGCGCCTGCTGATACTCGCCCGGAGTATACTGAGGTGGAGGTCTATAACCGTAGTATTGCGGAGGAGGTGGGTATCCCATTACTCAAGAGGCCCCCCGCCACCGGGATTGCCGTCGCCAGGGTTACTTGGGGGATCGTCTTTGAAGAGCTTGAGAAGCTTATCGTGAAGCTGCATCTGATGACACACCACGTGCGCAAGCTTCTTGTCGCTCTCGATGAGCTCGTTGATTAGATGCTTAAGTTTCTCTAGGAAGTTTTCCACAATTAGAGTCCTGACGTGAAGTATGTTGCGCAACAAGAGGTCGATGTTGATGTGGTTGTCATTGCAAACTGCAAGGCCGTGTTCGCCGTTCCACGAATAGGCGTTGGAAACACGACATGAAACACATTATTTGCTGTGGTATTTGCGCCCACGTAGTAAGCCCACTTCGCAGTAGATCCGTCTTTAAGGGTCAAGATTGATGCGACACCAGAAGTGTTGTTGCAAGTTAGCGAAGTAACGTAGATACGGTTACCAACAACCGCAGAGACGATTGCGGTGTCCGCCGTTCCCGTAGCCGCAGAAGAACAGGAGACGAGAAACCGGTTAACATCTCCGCCGTAAGGGTTTACATATAAACGCCCGACGGAATCGGTTTTGATAGCCGCATAGTCGCCATCTGCCGAGGTGTCGCTTGAGAGATCGTCGTCTCTAACAGAGAGTACATTAGTCCCGGTCTCGCCCGTTCCGTGTGCGGCATCTTCTGCCTTGGCCATGCCCGAGCTCGATGCAAATTCCCTAGTCAAAGCTGCGCCCGTATCGGTTACCGCGACACAAGAGTTGTAGCCGTTAGTCCCGAAGGTAAGGCCAAGGTTGTCATTCCGCTTAACGCAAGCGTACTGCTGAGCCTCTGCCGTGAGAGCGAAGCAAACAAAGAAGCAGAGAAAAAAGAGAATTCGAGTCATGTTACTTTCCGTACTTAAGATAATCCGGGAGAGGGATGTTTGTTTCGTAAGCTGGAACCGACTGGTTCATCGACTGCTGATACTGGGGGCTCGACATGTACGCGCTTAGAAGATTCATGTTGTTGAGGGAGTTCCCGTAGGTCTGCTCCATCTGGGGGAGGAGTCTTTGGCCTGTCTGAGCGTAGGGCTCCCAGAGCTTCTGGATCTTGCGGTTATCTTTCTTGTAAGACCCGAAGGCCTTCTTCTCGGCTGCGCTCTTTGCGGCTGCGTTCTTGGCGGCTGCGGCTGCACCTGCGGCCCTTGCGGCTTGCTCCTGCTCGTATTGAGCCATCGTGTATTGGTCGTAGTATTGACGCTCCGCGAGGTAGTCGGCATACCTCCGGTCCTCGTTGGCCTTCATCGCGTCGAAGCCCGCAGACTTTCCGCTATTCGAGTTATACGCCTGCCAGAGACTGCCGATTCCGCTGAGGATCGGAACGATGTAGTCAGAGTACGCCATACAAGCTGAGGGTGATGCCTGAGGGGGTTTCCCGTAAGGGGGTTAGGCTGCAATCTTAGAGAAGTATGTGAAGCTGCCGTATAGCGTAAAAGTCAGGCCAGCCGCGGGGAAGTCAGCAAGAGTCTCCCTCCCGATCTGGAGAGTTCGGCTATCGGCTAAGTGTGAGAAGTAGCATGGATAGGTACCGGCGCTGGACAGCACGGCCCCCCTAAATACGCAGGAAGCAATGGTCTCCTTCGGCAGGGTTATGTAAAGATGGGTAGAGTCCGCGACCGTAAGCTCACATGCCACCTTAAACGAGACATGCGTAAGGCTATTGACTGAGCAATAGATGTAGTGGTCCCCCGTCTCGGGTGGCGTAACAATCTCAAACGTTCCCGTGGTCGAACTAACTGTCGGCGTAAACTCTCGGACCTGAAGGCCCTTAGCCAAGGACTCCATCCAACGTTGTTCAAGCTGAGAACGTCCTCCCCTAGAGGCTGAAAAGTCGGAAATCTTCACCCAAGCACCTCAAGGTCCATCTCGGCTGAGACAATGCTCACGGGCACGGAGTCCGTTACCGCAAGCTCAAACTGCCGAGTCCTAAAGACGCCCATCCTTGAAAGCTTGGCCGTAATCTCGGACTCCCCCTGCCTCCCAAGGTCTATATGGCGTTCGCCCGTCCAAGGGCCTTCTCCGTTATCCCGCCACCTAAGAACCGCATAAGGAGTAGAAGTTGACGACCCCCTGCCCCGCTTGAGCCTGATTAGCATAGCCTTCGCAAGCTTTCTCTTGTGAGTTCCAAAATCAAGGTGCCCCGTTATTCGAGAGGCCCTCAGGATATTCCCCTTAACGGGGTCGCCCCGCGTTGTATAGTCAAGCATGTAGATGTTACTTCCGCCCTTATCATAGCAGAGCGAGACTCCCATCTCAGGAATGCTTATCCATCCCGTCACGGAAGAGCCAACATAGGTGTCGCCATTCCATGCTCCCATCTGAGACCAGGTCATGGCCTTATCCGTCACTCTTACGGCATAAGTTCTTTGAGCCGAGGGAAAATCCCAAATAATAAAATTATCGCCGTGGATGGTTGCTGTATAGCCCTCAGCATCCGCAACAAAGGGGAGCGAAGCAATCTCCTTGTCAAAAGGGCTTTCAAGATAGGTGACATCGGAACCCGAGAAAGTCGCAAACTTCCTTGAAGCATCGAGCCAATAAACGCTCTGATTTGCCGCAACGATACTAAGAGGGGCAACTGCTCCGCCTTCAATAAATCCGCCGCTGACGCGAGAAAAAGGAGTAACTCCATCATTCTCCCATATCTCGACAGACTGCCGACCAAAAAGGTATATGCGCCGATTCATTACAATGAGACGAGTAAGGTCGTCTTCATATCCTGCCGCAGAAGCAATGTCCGAAGCGCTCCAGGCGTAAACATTCCCAACATTGGAGAAGGCAAAGCGATTCGTCCCTCGATTCGATGCTACGCAATATGAATCAATGTAGCCGAGAGATGAGCTCCGAGTCGGCATGTTTGGGATTGTGGACACATCCTTGTCGTTCGGCCCAAGTATCGTAAAGCCCGAGTCAGTAAACTGCGCAATGCAAGGAACCTCTCCGCCAGCCGCAAAAAGATAGGTGTTCCCGTCGTACATAAAAGAGGCTTTATCAGAGCCTAAAGTGCCCCATCGGCTGTAGGTATACGGATAAATGGAAACGTCCCTAACGGACAAATGAGGTGTAACAAGGTCATCGCCAATAGGGTCCGACTGACTTCGCGCAACTCCCCCAGGGGTTAACTGAGGAGGGTTAAAAAGCTGAAGTCCCGTTAAGGTTTGACCGACCGCAACGATTAGCGTGTTTTTCTTAGAGGCCCAATATAGCCCTGTGATTACAGGTTTATTCTGACCATTCGGGCCATCTGCGACAAAGCCTGACAAGGAGTGCAAAAGCGACATCCCCGGAAGCCCAACCGTTCCACCAAGCACGTCAGTCGTTGCATTATAAAGACGGTAGTTGCCATCTTTAATCGAGACCTGATCGACGTTGGCGTAGATATCCGAACCAAGCGGAATCTGAACCGTGGGCATTAGTTTACCTCAAGCTCAATCGCGGCTGCGACTCCGCAGTTTGCACCAGACCCAAAACTTCCAGTGTAAAGATAACAGTCAATGTTTGAAGAAGATGCCGTTGCCCCCCAATAGCCTCCCGAGGAAGTGCCAACGGATTGAGCTCGACATCCACCACAGACTGCGGCTTTCGCCGTGTAGGCATTGGGAAGAGTGAATCTAAGATAAGCTGCGGCGCCCCCAGTTGTTCCCGTAAAAACAACCCCAACCTGAAGAAGCTTGCGGCTATCAATCGACCACCTCGCACTTGTTATTACTGTTGAGGTGAAGGTTGTTCCCTGAGCCGAAAGGCTTGGCGTGTAGTCTGCGGGGAGAGTTGCAAAAGTGTTTGACGGGATTATGTATGCGCGAGTCGACGTAAGGAGAAGAGTCATCCCCTGATTCTGAAGAATCTCGCCACCCGTGAGTGCCGTAATGTTTCCTCGAACGATGCTTAAAGCTGCAAGCCCATTCACGCTAACTGTTGCGGCTCCGGTGTTTGATTGATGAGCAAGGAAAGAAACAACCATCCCATTTAGGTCGGAAGAAGAGCTTATGTTGGGGGCGATTGTCAGATTGTAGGTATTAGCTGCCCCGGTCGAAGAGCCCGCGTAAAGAGAGGAATCGTTATCGATTCCAAAGAACAGGTTGTCGTAAGTGTACTTCGTAACGTCCGCAG